ATCGACATAGCTGAACAACGACCCGCTACTCTCGTCCGCACCACGCATCATCACCCCCGCCGTTGCCGTGCCCAGGGTGAATCATGTTCCGAAAACCGGGGCCAGAGCAGACTTCTTCAGCAGCCTGCTAGGTCTGTGTCAGTGAGGGTGATAACGGCCTTCCGCTGCCCACCCCAAAGATTAACTGTGCGCTGAAACTCCGCACGCTTGAGTGGCTTTCGGGTCACAAAGACCCCGAACTTGCCAAGCTCGTCGGTCAGGTAGCGGTTGATCTGGTCGATATGCGTCCGCTCAATTGCCGCGACGTTCTTCATCTCGAAGGTGATTTGCCGCGACCCGTAGTCGTCCATTAACTCTTGCAGGAGGGGTGTCGAGCGAGTGTTGTAGAAGATCAGGTCGCGGATGGACACACCGTCGTCCGTGCGCGCCTGCTCCTGTGCAAAGTCAAGGTTCGGATAAAACAGCGAGGGCAACAGCCGCCCGACCAATTGCTCATACTTTGCATCTGCGCCGTTGGTTTTCCCTGTCGGCAGCTTCTTTATCTCCGCAAAGACCCGCTTTGCCGAAGTGACGGGGATTTGTGAGAATAGCGGATCGTTCGCGCAATCGTCTGCTGTGCGTTCCTTTAACTGGATATAGTGATCAATGACGCCGTAGTTTTGCCGATTATAGCTTAGAACCTTAACTCGTGTCAGTTCTTCTGGCTTGTGCGAAATCTCGTCCTGCGGGCAGTGTTTTTCAAAGTACTCATCGTAGCTAATCCACGGGGCAAACCGCAGCCACCGCTTTGGCACAAAGATAATCGGTGAGCCATTTTCAGGGTTCACAGGCAATGGCACGCCAACTTCCCGTTTAAACATGCCTGCGCGGGCATCATAAACATGCTCGACGGTGCAATCATGAGTTGGAACGTCGAGCTTTTGACATTGTTCAATCGTGAAGTCGATCAAGAATGACTTGAGGAAGTTGCAACCAATATCAGAAATGCGATCCTTTGATATTCCTTCGATGAAGAACTGAATCTCCTCGAAGTGTCTGAAACCGCTCTGCTGATAGCGCGGAATCACTTTGAACAGGTCAATAATCTCGCGCGCCTTATCTGCCCCAATCCGCTTTCCCTTTCGGGTAAGGGACGTGCCCAAGCCGACTTCATCGCACTCGGAGGCGATGATCAATGTCTCGATTGCTTGCGATTCCTTGCCCTGCGCTGCGAGAACACCAAGGTGATTGAAGGCGTTGATTAGGCCTATGTGTAGCCCTTGATCCTGCTGAGAGGGCGACCGCCAAAGCATGAAGGGGTCAAGGTAAAGTGGAATATCCTCATCCAGAAACGGAATCGCGAAGTCGAGATCGACCTGAGCGGCGTGAATCCCATGATAATCTGTAAGACGAGGACGAATAAGCAACGATACCGCCGTATGCTGGGGGTGGTTGCTTTACCGATACCAAATATTGTGCGTCGTTGGCAACTGCGGGCAGAGTGAATTGGCCCAAGTTTCGCCCGCGCCTACTGCGTCCGCGAAGAAGCCTCCCCCGTGCGCGCTGGCGACGTGCCGAGATACTGGATCGCTGCGTCGTTCTTCTCGCTCGTGCTGATGGCGGCGGCAACCTTGAGCAGGTTCCGCTGTGTCACAGTAGCCCGTAACCGCGCGCCCTCGGGCCGTTCGGGGACGTTCGAGTGTTGATAGACGCAATAGAAGCGTGTCTCGTCTGTCAGCCGCAACTTTCGCAGTAGCGGCTTTAGGTCCGAGTAGAACAGGATCGTTTCGGCGGCGTTGTTAGGGTTGTCGGAAAACAGCTTCCACAGATTGCTTTCGTCCGGCTTGCCTTCCCACTCCATACGCCTGCCGTCCTTGCGATAGGTCATGGCGACGCCCTCGGGCTGGCTGTGACCGTCACCAAGCGGAGCGGGCGCGTGCGGTTTAGGAAGTCGCGGCGATAGGCCTCGAAGGCCTGCTTGACCTGCTCGACGATCCCCTCACGGGTCGTCTCACGCGACGGGCGCTCTGCCGCGATAACTTCGCGGCGGCGCTTCATCGTCACATAGACAAACTCGTCGTCTGCCGTTGTCTCGGTCACGTTCCAACCTTCGGGCAGGCTGGCCGTGAGCGTTTCCTTCGCGTTCTTGATCTCGGCCTGCTTGATCGGCTCGTCATCCTTGCACAGCGCGGCCTGTTCTTTTGCCGTTAGCGCCTTGCACGCGGGGATCAGCACAGGGTCAATTTCGCCTGTGGCCTCGAACCGTTCAACAGCCTCTGTGACCTGCTGCTTGTGGGTGCGCAAGGACAGCAGCTTTTCGCGAAGGGTCACAAGGCGCGCGAGCAGTTTGCTGCGTTCGGCCTCGGCTGCTTCGATCTCGTCGTTGATCTCGTCAAAGGTCGTCGAGAAGGGGCTGTCGAAGTTCGGATTGTATTCGCCCGCGATCAGCCGTGTAAGCTGCGCCTCGGGCGAGCCGCCGTCAGGATGGAAGAAGAAGCCGTCGAGCGGTTCAGCCATTGTCGCCCCCGAACGTCGGCACGTCGCGCCCCACAGTGCGCCGCACGAGCATACCGCGCCCGTAGGCATGGCGGAAGCACAGGGGGCTTGCCGCAAAGTCGATCTCCGTCGCGACCTTGAGCATTGCGAGGAACGGCTTGCGGTCGAAGCGGATCAGCCCTTCGGTATTCGCGGGGAAGGTCACTTCGGTTTCGACTGTCCGCGCAGGATTGCGTGACAGGACCGCGTGCCCGTCCAAGAAAACGTCGCGGCCAGTGCCGCTGCCGTCGAGCAAGCGTCGCAGACCTTTGCGCGTCTCGTCGTCGATGGGTGTGCCGACACCAAAGGTCCAGTGTTGGTTGAAAGTGTCTGCGATGATCCGATCACTTCCCCAACTGATCGGGGTCCAAAACTGGTTCGAGGTATCGACGAGCAGTTCCTGCCCGTCAGTCCAAGTGAACAGGATTTTTGCGCGTTGGATCACGACACCTTCGGGCGCGGTGGCGAAGCCCGCGAGGATGCGGCAAATCTTCCCCGAGAATGACATGTTCCCGAACTCGCACGCGCCGATCTCATACTCGACGATCAGGCTGTTGGAGGCCGCATAGAGCCTGCCGTCTATGAGTTGCACCCAAGTCGTGAAAGGGCGGAGGAAGTCGAGGCCTTGAACGAAGTCGGGCGGCAACGCGAACCGCTGACCGTCCAACCGATCAAGGTGGACGGGCTGCTCATAGGTGAAGTCTGTTCCCCATGATTGCAGCAACAGAATCGGCACTCCCTCTAAGTCACTGTGACAGAAGGACTTTGCCTGAGTTTGGTTAACGAACCGTTAACCGCAGGCCTGTGCGCCCGAGGCGACCGAATGTTGCAGAGTTGTTGCAGAGCAACGAAAAAGGCGCCCGAAGGCGCCTCGTATCGTCTTGATTTTATTGGCTCCGGCGGTAGGGATCGAACCTACGACCAATTGATTAACAGTTATCAATATATTGTGCCGTATCAACACCATAACACTACGGGTTGCGGACAGCCACAGCATGCAGCTGCCACGCTCTGCAGATGGTCAGCGATTGATCAGGCGCAGATTGTTTGCGGTGACGGCCCCATAGGCGACGGTCAGGATTGCCAGCCAGACGATGCTGTCGATGCGCCAAAGAAACACGGCCAGACCAGCCACAGCGCCCTTCGTCAGGATCAGCGTCGGGGTCACGCCGATCTGCTTCATCAGCCGCGCCATCAGGGGGTTTGCCTCGACCGCGCGCTTGTGGCGCAGGGCATAGGCGGTTGTCGCAAAGTCCAGCAGTTGCAGCGCGATCACTGCGATCAGAAGAAGTTCGATCATTCGTCATCCATCCTTGTCAGGGCCAGTATTGCGACGGCGGACATAGCGTCGCCAAACACCGCCGCCAGCTTGGACGGGTCAGCCGGTAGCCCGATGGTGATAGCGGCCTGCGCGCGGGATGCGGCCTCAAGGTCGGCACCCCAGGGCGGCAAGATCAGGGGCGAGGCTGCGGCGGCTGGAAACGCATCGCTCACGATGCCAGAGGCCACGGCATAGCGGTTCCCGAGCGCGTCCTGCCAGATGGGCATGCCATAGGTCATGCCATCGTCCGCGCTGTAGCCGAGGCACCGGGCGAGCTGGTTGGCATCATCGATCATCGCCTCGGGACATGCGATAGTCACCCTCATAGCGTCACCCCGCATTTGCTGGCCATCCAGCCCTCGGCCCCGGCCAGTTCTTCTGCGGTGAGCAGACGGTTGATCGCAAACATCCCGTAAAGTCGCCCGGAAAAGAAACGACTTCCGCCCCCTCGCGACCCGATATAACAGAAGGTGTTTGCGTAGTTTCCCGCGCCTTGGTCGAGCGTATTGGTCTGCATAACCACCCCGTTCCTGCGGATCGTCGCAATATCCCCGCTGATATGCCCGATACCCGTCAGGACGTAATCGGAACCGACAAGGACGTTTCCAGCCCTAGCGGGGACAGCAGCACTTGTTCCGCGCGTCCCTATTCCAGCCGTGTTGCTGGATGGATCATAGGTCGCAGCGAGATTGAACCCCCCGTTAATTGCCGGCGGGTTTGTCCCGAGGCCGAACACGTCCTCCATATTGACGTTCTGCGCCTTCCTGATCCCCGCCATCACAGTGATGGTATCAGCATCAATCCACCATGCCCCGGCGCTGTACTTTGACAACGTATCATCTACCCCGTCGAACTGGAGATAGTGCTTCTCGCCATCCATCTGATAAATCGGGCGTCTGGTGGATGTTGCTTGCTCAAGCCAGTCACCAAAATATACGCTCGTCACGCGACGGACACCTTCTCCGACCTCGACTGAGTTGAGCAGGCTATCGAGCATTGTGGTGTTGTTGGAGGGATCAATGATGAACCCGGTGGAACCGCCTGCAAAAAGCGTCGCAGGGTCAAACGCGGGGGCGGGGGGAGAACCGCCGCCTGCGCCCAGCAGGGCCGTGGCCCCCAGTGTCAGGCTTAGCCCAAGCATCAGATCCACCCTGTCAGGTCGGCGGCCGTGGTGCCGGTGGCGCGCAGGCGGGCGGCCCACATGACATAGGTGCCGGCGGGCAGGGTGCCGGTGGTGTGGATGGTGCCCAGTGGCCATTCATAGGACAGCACCCCGGCCGTGCCGATGGTGATCGCACGCACGGGGCTGGACAGCGCCGTGGCGTCGGATGGCGTGATCGCGATGGCCCCCTGCGCCGGGGCGCCCAGGGATTGCGGCAGGTTATTGAACTTGGGCGGCATTGCCTGTCTCCATGGTTCGGGCCAGCGCGTCATGTCGGCTGGCGCAGTTGCGAAGGGCCGATCGATCCCGGCCCCACATGATTTCGACCTCGGCGCCCGTCAGATCCCGCGACGGCAGATCCACCGGCGACGGGCAGCGCACAAGCAGCGATGCCGGCGGCGCAACCGGCGACGCGTCATCTGCGGCGCAGCCGGTCAACGCGGCTGCGAGACAGGCCACCAGTGTCATCCGTGTCGGCATAGGCTTGATCCTCCAGCTCCTGCGCCAGGGCATTGCGTTCGGCCTCGATCGCCAGCCGCTCGGCCTCGATCCGGCTGGCGATCTCGGCATTGCGGATCGCCTGGGCCATGGCTTGCGCCGTGGCGGCCTCTGCGGCCAGCGCAGCCTGCTCGGCGCCGCGATACCAGCCTGCGCTGTAGGCCATCGCCAGGGCCGCCAACGCGCCAAGGGCAAGCCAGCCCTTCACCGGCGCACCTGTGCCAGAACCTCGGCCGCCGACAGCGTGCGGACCGGCTTCCAGATCACACTGCCCGTGCGGCTGACCTGCCAGATAGAGGCGCGGCCGGTGGGGTAAACCCCGCGGGCAAACAGATCTCGCTCGGCCTGCCTGCGCGCGGTGACTTCCCTGGGCTTGGTCCAGTTCATGAACTGCGCGGCCGCAAGGGTCAGGTTCCCTGTGTTCAGGGTCTTGACCAGCGTGGCCCGCGCGATGGCGCCAGTATTGAAGTGAAAGCTGACCAGCGCATCAAACTGGTGCTGTGCGATCGGGACCTTCACCGCGGCATTCACGGCCGCCTCATACCGGGGCAGATCCCGCGCCAGCACGCTGAACACCTGCCGCAGCTCGGCGTCCAGATCGGCCGGCATGCCACGGGGCAGGGTGATCGGGTCGGGTGTTCCAGCCTCGGCCGTGTGGCCGACGCCGTAGGTCCAAACTCCGACGCTGTCGCGGTACGGACCAGGCACGATGCCTTCATGCAGGACCAGCGCCACAGTGCCCTGTGGGGACATCTTCAGATCAGCCACTGGATCAGCACTCCGGTTGCAAGGATGATCAGGCCGCCGACCAGGGCGACCAGCATGCGGTATTTGAAATCGCACCAGGGCGATCGTGACGGCCTGCGAAGGGATCGGATGTCAAACATCTCTGTCTCCATCGGCGGGCAACCGGCCGGCGCGGATGCGCGTCAAGACGACTTCCATGACGGCGGGGCCAAAGATGCCGGTCATGTAGGCCATGGCTCCGCCGGTTCCGAATGCCGGGATGGCGGTAGCTGGAAGGTCCAGCCAGTGCGCCAGAAGCGCGCCCAAGGTTGTGCCGCCCCCGGCAGCGGCAAGGGCGCCCAGAATGATCTGGCGCAGCGCCGCGCGCACACGGCCGCTGCCATCGTCGATCAGCAGGGCAGAGGTCAGGCCACCAGCGCCGCCCCACATGGCTGCGACGATGATGGTGTTGGCGACGATCGAACGGATGATCTCGGCCAGGATGTTGGGTTCGTCGTTCATCGGGTCAAACTCGTGCAGAGGTTTTGTTCGGCTGGATCACAACTGCCGACCCTCGAACCATGTGGAGGTCGCCGTGTCGCTGATCGTGCGCGATGCCGTCGTGATGGCGGCCACGGTATAGACATCGCTCGATGCGGGTTGATCTGTGGCCGTCAAGAGAATGCTGAGCGCACCTGAGGCTGCGCCGTGGGCGCGAGCCGTCGCAATGTCCGTGCCGTTCTTTTGTATCGCGATCCGGTAGATCTCGCCGGCAACCGCGTTCGAGAACGTGACTTGCGTCCGAAGCTCGACAAGCCCGCGTCCGGGGGTCCAGCCGTGCGCGGCGAATGCGGCACCGATATCCCAGTCCTCGACCTGGAAGGTCACGGTCGCCGTGCCGTTCACCGCCTGCGTCGCGTTCTTCTCTGCCTTGAACCGCTTCTTGGTGTCGTTGCCAACGGGCAAATACAGCTGCGACGCCTCGCACCAGCGCATTTCGACGACATGGAAGACCGGCGACGCAAAGCCGATGAACTGCGCACGCGCCAATTGCGCGCCGACGACCTCGATCCCGGTCGTGTCGTAAACCGACAGGGAGGCCAGCCAGAAGCGGTCTGCCGTTTTCTCGCGGAAGGTCAGGGTTGCGACGTTGCCGGTGCCCTCGACGTAATAAAGGAAGTCCTGCTGGGGATAGAGATCCTGTGCACCGCTTTCCAGCAGGACAATCTCGTCATAGGCGTCCCGGTCCTGCCCGCCCCAGGCAGCAACGGCCGTGCGCAGGGTTTCAAGTGCCCGTGGGTCAGGATCCAATGCGACGTTGGTGATAGATCCGTTGCGCGTGGCATGGCCGAAATCCAGTTTTTCCGCCGGATCATACGGACCCTGCGGACCGGTCAAGCTTTCGAAATACCACTGGATGCCCTTCAGATCATCGGCTGCATCGCGGTTGTTCGCAACATGCACCCGCCACTTCAGCTTCAGGATGCCCGTCCCGGCCTCGTAGTACCGATGCGGCGCCCATGTCGGCCCCTCCAGGCTGTTGTATTCCCCTGCCGCGTCAAGATCGAGCGTGACGCCCTCCGTCCACGGCCCGGTCAGCAGAGGCGATGACCAGATCTCGATATTGCGGGCGGCGCTGTCCTTGATGCACACATGCCACAGGCTGTCGTGGTAGATGAAATCAGGGGCCAGCTTCGGAGTGCTGAGGGTGCCGATCTCCACATGGACCGGGTCGCTGAATGCCAGCGCGTCCAGATCGGTGCAGACCGCCCGCCACGGGCGGAAGCAGGGCGAGGTCGTATCGCCAAGATGGTTGGTGTAATCCGGACCGGTTCGGATCGAGATGACCACATGGATCTGGCCGTCCTCGCCCCGGAACAGTTTCGGCCCCCAAAGCTGCGGCGCGGCCGTCACCGCGCCGGGCAGCATCGTGCCCCGCACACCTGCGCCGAGGCGGCACTCCTGAAACCGCCACGTCACAGCGTCCGGGCTGCGAAACACGCCGAAGTCGTAGCTTTGCGCATCCCCGGCGGTGACCGCCAGCCACCACTCCTTCAGCTCTTCGACCCAAAACATCTTTGCATCGCGGGCGCCGACAGCGGCATCCCCGCCACCGCGCAGCATTTCCAGACGGTTCAAACGCTTGAACCGGCGGCCGTCAGGGCTGATGTGGATATGCTGGAACGTATTGTCCTGGGTCTTGAAGCCGGGGAATACGTAGAAGTTCAACAGGCTGTTCCCGCGAACGCCGTCCACCCCGAGGCTATAGAGTGCCGACAGCATTCCCGTAGCGGTGCTGTCGATCACGAAGTCATACCCTGCGACCGTGACGGATTGACCGTCCTGCAGGATGCCGCGCTCCAGCGCCGCCGCCAGTTGCGCGCGACTGGAAAAGTTCGGGCCGCACTCGAACAGATTGACCCCACCGGAGGTCACATGCGCAGGGTCGTAATGCTCCGATGTCGCAACCTGAAAGACAAGGTTCTCGATGCGCGTATTCAGGACCTGCCCATCAGGGAAGACCGTGGGGCTGCCCAGCAAATCCGGCAGCGTCTCGAAAAAGTAAGGCGCATACTGCGCGGCGGCTGCGGCTGCCAGCAAGGCCGTTTCCGCTGCGGCTTGCGCGCCCGAAACTTCGTCGATCGTCGGACCTGCGACCAGACCCGTGCCGTCTTCGTCCCAGGCGATCACACGACCCGGCGCCTGTGCCACCGGTGCGATCGGGACGTCCGCGCGAAAGGTGGTCTGCAATTGGGCGCCCAGTTCCTGCACCCGCATCACCGTGGCGTCAAGCTGCTGCTCCAGCCCGCGTTCGCGGTAGCCAAGAAGACCTTGCCAGCCCTGTTCGACCGGCGTCTCCCGGGTGATGATCAGGCTGCCGCCTTCGTAAAGCGCGGCCGTTCCGGCGGTCAGGGTCAGGCTGCCGTCCGTGCCAGAGCTGGTCGGGTCCACCGCGTAGTCCGCGGGGTCAAGCACGATACGCTCCCCGTCATTGACCACAACTGCAATGACCCCGCCCTCCATATAGGGCCACGGGATATCGTAGGTTGCGCCGATCACGATCGTCGCGGGGGATGCTGCCTCGAAAGCTTCAACAGTCATTCTGTCCGTCCGCATGGAAATCGAATGGCAGACAGAAGACGAAGTCAGCGGATCAGGGGCTCCGCTGCGTTGGCTTGCACACTATCACGGGGTATTTCCGAACGCATTACCTAAATCTGGTAGCCTGTCGGGCAAAGCCTCGCCCGGCGTCCACCATGGGGAGTTTCCGTATTCCTTCATCTGGCGCTTGATCCGCCGCCGCATCAGCGTTTCGGCCTCGGGATCAAGAAACTGGCTCAGGTTCTCCATGACCAGCCGGGAGTAGGCCGTCCGCGCGTACCAGGACGAAGACAGGAAGGGGGTGTAACGCTGTGCGAGCGCGGCAACATCCCGGCCCAGATGCGTATCCTCACCCTTGACAAGCGCGTTCACATTTGTGGCAACCGGCGAAATCAGATCGCCAAGAAAGCTGATCGACGGCCCGGCCACAGTGGAACCGAGGCCGCCGCCCATGCGGTTCTGTTCGGACGCAAAGAAATCGCCGAAGATGCCAAGTCCACCGCCCTGGAACAGGGCGGCCCACCAGAACTTGCCTTCGGTCATCGGGCGCGGATCGTTGCCCTTCGCCAGCTCCTTCAGCTGCACGGCGACGGCACCCAGGACGATCAGCATGCTGCTGACCTTGGCGGCATACTTCGCCTTGTTCCAGCGCCCCTCGATCTGCGCAAAGCGGCGATACTGGTTCAGCATCAGCGACAGGGCAAAGCTCTTGTAGGTGAAGCTCGACCGCAGCAGCTCGCCCGGTATCGTGCCGGGCGCAGCCTCGCCCTGCATCCGCGCGCGGCCCTCGATGCTGGCTGTCGGCACCGCGAACTCCAGCTGCTCCTGGATCAACGCCTGCACGCGCATCGCCAGCCCCTCGGCCTCGACGCGCGGCATCGCGGTCTGATGCTCCAGCCAGTAGATCGGGCTGATGAAATCCGCGCCGTTCGGGGCGGTGAAGCGCGCGGCAGGATCGCGCAGGGCGTTCCAGTCAAGGGGGGTGATCCCCCGGGCCTCGAAGGCGCGGCGCAACTGATCGGGCAGCATGTGAAAGGGCAGGTCGGCATGGTCCGCCATGTGCCCGGCGAATTCCATCTGGAATGCGATCTTGCGCATGTCGGTGATCAAGCTCAGCCCCGTGGCGCGCAGGGTAAACCCCGCCAGCCGCTCGGGGATGCCATTGCCGAAGATCTGGCCGAACCAGCGCGCGGACCCGCCACCGGCATCGGCCAGCGCCTCGGCGACATAGCCCATGCGCGCGGCCGTCTGGCGGGTTGCCTGGCTGGCCATCAGCTCGACCGATCGGCCCAGGACGTTCCGGGCATTCATGCCCATGTGCTGCGCGGCTGCCGTGATCGTTGCCACATCGGTGACAGAGGACAGCACCGCGCTGCCCAGCTGGGCCGATGTCAGCACCGCCCGGGTGCCCGCGAAAAACCGCGCCATGGCGATATTCTCGGGCACATTCGCTGCGCCATCCATATGGGCCATCATGGTTCGGGCCAGCTTCGCCTGCTTGCCCACCGCCTCTTGCAGCGCCGCATCGCGGGCATCGGCCGCACGCTTGGTGGCAACTTGCGTCGCGAACTCCAGCCCCATGCGTGGGTTCGGTCCCAGCACCCGCATCATCGCCACGTCGCGCGCCAGCCCGTTCAGCCCGTTCATCATGGCCGAGAAGGGATCGGCAGCGCCGAACTCGCGGTTGTATTCCAGCCAGGCGCTGCCATCGCGGAAATGCAGGACGCGATGTTCTGCCCGCTGGTTGTACAGCGCCTTGCCGCCCATCGTCATGCCCGGGTCCCGGGTGTCCCATCCACGCGTGACGATCCCGTCATAGACATCGCGCAGGAACCGATCGACATCCGCCCGCGCCGGAACCTGCCCCGGGGCGCTGGCAAAGGGCTTGCCGGTCGAAAGGTCGGTGATGCGGTCCCAGGCCAGCAGGCCATGCACGCGCTCTGCCCAGGCATCAACGCCTGCCTTGCGCAGCTGGCCGCTGTCATGGGTATGGGGCACGCCGTAATCGGCCAGATCGCCGATGTTGCCACCATGCGCATTGAACAGCCGGCGCATGCGTTGCTGCACCGTGCGCACCGCGCCCGCCAGCCCCTTGGCGACGGTATCGCCCGTGGCCTCTCCATGCAGCTCACGGATCAGCTTTTCCAGCAGTGCTGCATCGCGGCTCGATCCCACGACATTCAGCCCGACCTTCTGCAGCACCTCGTTCAGTCCTGCGGCGATGCTGGTCTGATAGGCCTCCATGATCGACCGGACGCTTTCGCCCTTCCAGCCCGATCCTTCGGAATACTCCAGCAGGTTGCGGATCGCGACGGCGGGATTGGGGGCCGTGTTGATCTGCTGCTGGATGCGGCGCATCGTCTGCAGCTGGTTGATGACCTTGTGCCGGCGCTGCACCGTGGCGGCCTTCATCCCGGCCTTGACGTCGGCTGCCGCGGCCGCCCTGGCCTGCGCATCGCCCATGGTTGTGCGGTAGCGTGCCACCAGCTGTTCGTACTGGTTCAGCACGTCTATGCCGCGCTGCCGGTCCAGCTCGCCGAAATCCATCGCGCGGGTGAGGCAATCCGCCATGTTGGTCATTCAGGCACCTCTGTTCAGGAATGCCGTGGGATCAGCGGACACCACTGACCCAGCAAGCAGCCTCGTTCACACGGCTTTTCGGTCTTTGGGCATATGCCCCCGGGAATACTCATGCTTGCCCTCCGTTCGGGATGATGCCGCAGGCCTGAATGACCGCATCCGCCGCTTCATCAGCGTCCAGATCGTCCAGCAGTTCGCGGGCGGTGTAGGTTATGTCGTCGATTTCGATCGACAGGTCTGAAAATTCGCCGCGCAGGCGTTGCATCTCTGCCGCGACAGCATCGACCTCGGTGGCGGGTTCTTGATCCGAGGGCGGATCGACGCTATCTTCTTTCTGCAGCGGTGCGGAAGGGGAAGAGCCTTCCGGCAATTCGTCAGCCCTCCCCGTAATACGGTTGGCACTCCGCTGCGCTCCCCCATCTGCCTCCCGTTCATATGCAGTTAGAAGCCAGGTCTTTTGGGCTCCGTCATGGTCAAGCCGTATCACGACGTTGTCGGTATCGCTGGCGAGGCGGATGCGGTTCTCAGATCTGCTGATGACCTTATCAGCGCGATCAAGCCTTCCCTGCAGATCATCCAGAACCTCGGGGTGATACTTCAGGATTTTTGCCAACCCTGCGCCGTCGCCGCGTCCCGTTCCCTCATGGCCCCAAACCAGAGAGATAGGACCAGCCTCTGCGTGATGCAGCGCGCCGGGCGCTTCCCCAGATTGACGCGCGACCAGTGCGTCCACCGCGCCGCGCCAGTCGTTTTCAAATCCGGAAAGCACCGGCCCGAAGGGCCCATCCGCTTCCAGATCGGCACGCATGGCAGCGTCGGCCGCTTCTGCCTCGACGCTGGCGGCGCCCTGGTCAAAGCCCGGATCGGGCAGGGGCGCCGGTTCGCGCGACGCAGGTGTTGCATAGCCGCGCACCGCGCCCATGTCCTGCGGCAGGTCTCCAAAGGCAGCGCGGTCGATCGTGATCAGAACATCGCGCGGGCCGGGCGTGTCGAACATGCCACCCGTTGCACCGGCCTTGCGGGCCTCGTCCGCGTAGCGTGTCAGGAAACCGGCAACGTCCTCGGCCGGGGCTGCACGGCCGTTGCGCCAGAACTTCTTCACCAGGGCGGCGGTCAGCGGCGCAATCGCGCCCTCGATCAGATCGACCTCGTCCAGAAGCTCGGCCACGGCCTTTGCGATCGGCAGCTTCTGGCTTGCGGCCAACTCGCGCGCGGCGGCGATCAGGCGCATCGCATCCAGCACATGCCCGCCGATGTCCATATCCGGGGAAACGCGACCGGCCTCGATGTCGGCACGCAGGGCGGCCCAGCCGGGTGCCGCAGTTTCCAGTGCTTCCAGCAGGCTCTTCAGCTCGGCCGCATTGCCTTCGGTATAGCGCGCCAGAATATCGTCATCGGGCCAGGCGCGCGCGAACAGGGCCTCGCGCAGCTGCCGCTCGCCCAGGCTGTTCAACATGCCGCTGGCTTCGAACATCGCATTGCGCGCCGACCGGGGCAGGGCCGCAAGGGCAGACCGCACGAAATCCGCGTTCCCCTCGGCGCGGATCGGCTGCGCCGGATCCAGCCTCCCAAGGACTTCGGGCGTCATGGCGCGGCTGGAGGTGCGCGCCACTTCGGTGGGCGTCATGACCGCAACGCCACTGTCCTGGGCGGCAACGGTAAACCGAACGCGATCTTCGCGGCTCAGCTCCGATTTGCGGCGGGCGACAAGAACCGGCCGCTGCACGCCCTCGGGCACGGCAAAGCCCGCCGCCTCGATCTGGGCCCGATACTGCGCCGCGCGGTCGGGGTGCTTTTCATAGGCACGCAGGATCGCCCCATAACGGCCGTTGCCGCTCTCGATCATGCCGTCCGGCCCGACAACGGGCGGCCCCCGGTCGGCCGTGGGCGAAGGCATCAGCTGCGCAGGATCCAGTCGCGCGGCGGTGTCCGCGATCCAGGCATCCGATGTGATGCGGCTGCGGTCACGCGGCTGGAAATCACCGCTGGCCCGGAACAGGCTGTCGGCGTCCACGATCTCGTAATCCACATCAATGCGGAATTCGTCGCCCGCTGCGACTTGGCCTGATCCGGTATAGCCGCGCGAGGTGGGCCCGATGTCCTCGGATCCTGCGACATAGCCGCCACGGTTCGGGTCCATCTTGGATCGCGCCCAAAGATGCAGATCGTGGGCAGTGAATTGGTCCAGACGTTTCCCGCCGAAGCGAACGCCTTTGTTGTCCGCGATTTGCTTCGGGCTCATCAGCTGGGTGACTGGCGTTTCCGGCGCAGCTTTCAAAACCCGTATCGCGCCGGTGGGGCCGAGAAAATGTGCCAGATAGCGTTCGCCAGCTCCGACCGTTTCGATACCGGCCGCCTTCATCGCGGCGGTATTGTCACGCATGTAGGCGCGGGTCAGCTCGCGGCTGATGGCAGGATCGCGGCGAAGTTCTAGCACCTCTGCAGGCGTGCGCCCCTCCAGCAGGTCGGGCCTGTGGGTGCGAACAACTTCCAACCATGTGCCGTCCAGAAACTGACCATGCCCGGTCGCGCTGCTGTTCGGGTTCACCGCATCCGATCGACCGCTGCTTTCCGCGCCGATCAAAAGGCTGACTTCCTCTTCTTCGGTGAGCGGCGCGGATCGGCGTGTGCCAGTCGAAGGCGCAGCCCTGTAAGCGGCGCCCGGCACGAAGTCCGTTATGCCAGCGCGCCCAGCTTCGATGGCCTTGCCAAAATAGGGGTCCAGTGATCGCGCCTTGGTATCGGGCCCCCAAGACATGACCGATCCGCCGCCAACGTGGACGCCCCACTCATAGTGCCCGATCCCGGGAAATACCTTCGCCGCCTCGAAGAAGAAGCGGGCATACAGCTCCTTGTCTTCACCGGGGCGCACGGGCACGCCGTTGCGCGTAAGAACCACGTCACCAGTGTGCGAGTGCCCGGTGTGATCGACATCGTGCCGTGTCGAGCCGGTGCGCTTCCCGCCCGGCGTTCCGGCCGTGTCCTGTCCACCCGATACGATGACCACGCCGATATCGTCACCCAGCGGAGCCACGGCACCGCGCAGGCGGCCCATGAAATCTTCGCTGACCGGCTTGTCGCGGATCTTGCCTTCGGTCGAGACGACGACATTCACGGCATCGGGGGCGCGGTGCGACCGCGTGCGGCCAAGTATGCCCCCCATCGTGCCGGGCTCGGGATCCGGTGCGGGATCTGATGGTCGCGCTTTCGGGCCAACCTTTTGCTGCACCGTTTCGTCGCCGCGCAACCTTGCCTCGGCCTCATCGATCTGGATTTCCGCCTCCAGCTCGTCACCCTCGCGCGCGGCCGCGCGGATGCCGTCGCGGTGGCCGCGAAACAGGCTGACCGCTTTTCCAATGCCCAGCAGGCCTGCCGTCAGGCCGCCGCCAAGCACTGCGCCCATGCCAATGCGTGAAACGGCATCCGGCCGTTCGATGCCCAGCTCCTCCGACACTTCGGTCTCGCGCGGCAGGATCAGGGCTTCGCCCACGGCGCCGGCCAGTGCTTCGCGCGCGATCATCTTCCAGGCAGCACCCGAACCACCGCCAAGGGGCAGGGTCAACAGGCTGACCTGATCGGTCATCGCCCGGGCGGAGGTGCCCAGAAATTCGGCCACCGCGCCGCCGTCCTGATCAAGGATCCGCTCGGCTGCTTCCAGCTCGGCCCTCCGTTCGTCGTTGATGCGGCTGTCCATGCCTTCCTTGGTCAGGGGAAAGCCCGCAAACAGCTTTGCCGTTTCCGGGGTCATCTTCGCGATCGTGGCGGCTTCCTCCATCACGATCTCTTCAAAGGTGGTCCAGCCGGTGGTGTTGTCCGCAAATCGCGACCAGACGCGTGACTTCACATCCTTCGGGAGCAGATCGAACATCTGGTCTGCGACCTCGCGCCGCTTGCCCGCCGCATAGTCCCAGGCATCGGTGCGGATGGTCTCGGCCTGCCAGCCGGCGGCGACGACATCGTCAAAGCCTGCATCCGTGTCGGCTGGCGCTGGCAGCCCGACCTCGGCTTCGGGAAGGTCATCGGGAACGTCAAAGCGCGGGGCGGCCGGCGGCTCGTTGTTAGACGGCGGTCTAACGTCGCCGCCGTCCAGGGCCAGCGTGCCGCCCAGGTCTTCGTCCTTTTGTGCGAAGTCGTTCACTTGCGGGCCTCCCGCATCAGTTCCTTCAGGGAAAACCGCCAGGCGCGACCGGCCGGATCATCGGCCTTGGGCACGGCATAGACGCGGCCATTGCGCACCTGCGTCAGCTCGTAGATGTCGCTTTCGCCGACGCGGCGCAGCGACAGGTTCGACCAGGTCGCGGCCGGATCCTTGCCAAGGTTCGGCACGGATCCGTCAATGCTTGCCGCCTTGAATGCGCGCAGGCGTTCCGGGGCAGCTACGGCCTGATCGTCGGGCCAGCCATAGGCGTCTTCGCCCATGATGTTCATCTTGACGCGGCCCTGAAGGTGCCAGCCAAGGTTCTGCAGGGTCTGGTCAACATCATCGACCGAAACCCCGGCAGGCAGATAGACCGGCCGGTCGTTCACCTCCTGCAAGCCCCCCACTGTCAGGCCGCCGTTGGGATCTGCGCTGGCGCCAAGGACCCGCTGGATCGATGTCTGGAACAGGGCCTGTGCTTCCTCGTCATCCATGAAGGGGATCACGCTGTCGGCGCCGTCCGGGTTCACGCCGGCGGCGCTGTCGGCATAAAGCGCGCGCGCCGCGCCGATCAGTTCGGCCTTGATCTTGGGATCGGCATCGAATGCGCCGCCGGTCTGCTGGTCGAAGATCGACGTCATCTGCTTTTCGCTGGGCAGGTTCACGGTGCCCAGCTGGGCCTGCTGCTGGCCGCGCAGGATGCTTTCGGCAAGGGCGGGGTTCCCGGTTGCGGCCAGCGCCCGGGTGGCGCGCACGAAAACCGGATCGGCCTCCAGCACGCCGGCCAGCCGATCGATCTTGCCGCCGCCGGCCGCCAGAAGGCTGCGCGCCAGAACCAGCTTTGGCCCCGGATCGGCCTTGGGGTCCAACACGGTTTTCAGGCGGGCCTTCTCGTCGGCGCTGACGATCGCCTGCGTCCGTGTCCAACCCTTTTCGGTTGCCACGCCGTCATAGCTGATGCGCGCGGCCAGCCCCTCGGCAAAGGCCGCGGGGTTGGCCGGGTCGAAATCGGGCAGGGCCGGGGGCTTCTGCCCGGTCTGCTGGGCCAGCGCGATATAGTCGCTGTCCGCCTTTGCCGCTGCCTCGTCGCGCCATTTCCGCAGCACATTTACCCGCTCGGCCTCCCAGTCATGGGTTTTCGGGCGCGTCATCTCGGCGTCGATCGCGGCGTCCAGCTCGGCCACGGTCATCGACTGAATGCCGGGGGTTTCATCGCGCAGCGACTGGGCTGCCTGAGTTGCAGGCCACTTTGGATGCGCCCGAACCTCGGGATCCTTCAGATAGGCCTCATCGCTGACGGTAAACCCCTGCGACATCAGCCCGCCCATTTCGTCCAGCCGCTTGCCGATGGCGTCGGACCTTGCCTTCGCGCCAGCCTCGGCATCCTTTGCAGCGGCGGCCGCGCGGCGGTCCACCTCGCGCTGTGCGCTGATCCGGTAGTCTGCAAGGCCGCTGCCCATGGCCGCCCATGGGCCGACGCTGCCTTCCTCGTCCGGCGTGGTCGCGGCAAGAAAGCCCTCGGGATCGTCGAGGATCATCTGCTTGGCGCGGGCGCCATAGATGCTTTCGGATAGGGCTGCCTTTTCCTTTGCGGCCTGTTCGGGCGAAATGCTGCCTGCAGCCAGCCGGTCATCGATCGCGGCCGCGCCCATCTCGACATAGGCATCCAGCGTGTCGGGATCGGCCACCGCCGCGCGGGCAGTGACATCGGCCTGAAACTCGACATAAGCCGCCTCGCGCTGCGACTGGCGCAGGCCGATGGCCCGGTTGCCAAGGGCAAGGCCATGACGGTCGTTCAATTCGGTGAAGGCCAGATCCAGCTGTGCGGCGGTTTCCGCATCGTATCGCTGCTGGCCGTTCTCGTCCGGGCCCAGATACTTCGACCGGATCTCGGCCGATCGCTGCTGCCAGTTGGCATCGATCGCGTCCGGGTCGCTCGACTGTTCGACCTCTTGCCGCGCCTGGCCAAGATCGCGGGCAATGTCCAGCTGTGTGCGGCGCATGGTCAGCTGCTGGCGTTGCTCGCGGAATTCCAGCTCGCGCGCCTGAATGCTGCGCCCCAGATCGGCCACGGCATCGCCGATGTCGGGGGTGGCCACGCGCACATCGGCGGAACGCCCGGCGATGACGCCGGCGGATGGAACCGTCAGGCTCATGCGGTGGCACCCCCACGATCAAAACCGGGCCATAGGTCAGGCGATCCCTTCAGCACGCTGTCGGCCGCGCTGAAGGTGCCCTTGAGGAAAGAACTCACACCCTCCCAGCGGGCGGCCTGTGCCTGGGCATCCAGCTCGATCTGGCGGGCGCTGCCCTGGGCGCGGATCGCCTGGCTGTCAAAGCTCATCTCCTGGGCGGCCGCCTGGCCCAGGGCAAGCGATGTCGGGCTGGACAGGTCAACGCCGCGCGCGGCCAACTCGGCCCGCTGCTGGCTGATCTGCGACATGTACTTCTTGCGCGTGCGCTGATCCTGCACGGCGGTCAGCTGCTTTTCGGTTTCGGCTTGCTGCTCGATCGCGGCTTCCTGCGCCTTTGCCGCCTGCATGCCCATGATCCCCTGCGTCAGGGAACCGGCGACGGAAAGCGCGGTGCCGATACCCGAAAACGCCCCGGCACCAGCTGCCGCCGCTCCGGCCCCTGCCGCCGCCGCGCCTGCGCCGGCAGCCGCGCCGCCACCCATGCCAAGTACACCCAGTATCGCTGGCCCACACATTAGCGTCCTGCCTCCTCAACAACGGGGACGATGGAAGTGATCGTGACAGGCGCACCGCTGAACGGGCGCACCACAACTTGCAATTCGCGCGCGGTACCGGACACGCCGCCGGTGTTGACGACGCCCGAGATCACCTCGGTCAGCGGGGCCGCGACCGGCATCTGGATCAACGGCCGCTCGCGCAGCTCGGTCCGGCGCTGCGGCTCGACCTCGACTACAGCGGTGCGGGCCTGCGCGGTTCGGGCAAAGCTGACCGCGATATCCTTCAGGCGCTTCTGCCGCCCGGTGGTATCGCCGTTCGGGCTCGCGGCCTGCACGTCCAGCGTGATCAGCTCATGCGTGGCATCGAAAAGGCCGACCCAGGCATGGGTGACTGCCGCCGGCAGTTCCAGTGTTCCGGCCTCGTCCATCGTCACGGTCAGGTCCGGAAAGGCGCCCTCGTTGCTCCAGACATGCACGGTTTCGCCCGCCAGATGCGGCACCAGGATTTCCGACACCGGCGTTTCCACCGAGACACGCAGCGCGGCAAACAGGTGGTTGGCCTCATGCGCCGAGGCGTCGGGGTCCATGGCCGTGAAGGGCAGGGACATTTCCTCGACAAAGCGCCGGGTCTGCCCTTCGATCACGCGGCGCACGATCATCATCACCACGTCCATCGATCCGGTGACATCGGGCACCACGGCCATGGCCTCGACCACGCCACCGGCCACCGGCACCACCGACCAGCCCAGAACCTCTTCGGCCGGGTCATAGATCATTGCGGCCAGATTGCCCGACGCCTGCCTGACCCAGGCGGTGGGCTCGGGCGAGGATTGCCAGACGAGATCCTGAAATCGGTCACTGCCGATATGCTGCGCGGGGCGCGACAGGCTTGATCCCCGGGTGCGGTCTTCCTGCAGGGTGAACTTCTGCAGCATCAGCCGCCGCTCGTCCCGCGTGATGAAGATGGGATCGCCGTCCGGGCAGATCGGTCGCCCGCCGTTCGATCCGGCCGATCCGATGGTCTCAAACACGGCTGTCGTCGGGCCGATCGCCTGCGCCCGGGTTTCGCTGCGGGTCGCGAATTCTTCGCCCAGGGCGAAGATGTGAAGGCCCGCCGCGCCGCGCTTCAGGTTCAGGATCCGGTTGATCGAAGACGTGCCCGCGATGGTGTAGGCAAAGGGGTTGTCCGGATCTGTCCCGTCCAGGAAATCGGCATAGGAACCGACCCCGGAAAACCAGATCGTGCGCGGCTCGCGCGTGGATGACGCCGCCACAAGGCGCTGGTCGAACAGCTCGATCGCGGATGGGTAGCCATGCCGGGCCGACCACGCGCCCTCGGACCAGCGATAGGTCGATGATGCGACGACAGACGATGGCAGCCGCTTGACAACCTGCGCGACCGCCACGGTGTCCGATGTGATGCTCGTGATGCGCAGCACGCCGACGCGGTCGGAAATAAAGCGCCAGACCTCGAATTCGCCAGTGCGGGAGTCTCCGCTGCTGTGGACTGGGGGATTTTGCCCGGTGTTGGTGCCCTCGATCAACTCGTAAGTCTTGCCATCGTAGATGCACCGCTCGCCGACCGACCAGTCCGTGTTCGACACCCAAAGCGCGACATCGGTTTCATCGGTGGGCGTCATCCGGATCAGCGAACCGACATGGTCGGCGGTGAAGAACGACCAAGACGCGGTCAGGGTGATGCTGCCGGTTTCACCGCTGGCTTGCAGGGTGCGGCTTTCGACCGTGTTCTGTACGCGGAACGGACCTCGGTTCAGCTCCTGATCCTCGATCGTCCAGTCATCCAGCGCAAGCCGCGACAGGCGTTTCATGGGATGCGCCCCATCCACCAGATAGATCACGTCCGCGGATTGCACCCATTGCAGGTTCGGCAGATCTTCGGCGCCATAGGGCGTGGCCAGCCGATAGGGCGATGCGCCGTCCATCACCAGCTCGCCATAGCGCCAGACCCGCATCCAGTTCGGCACGAATTCCAGAACCAGCGCGTCATTGGCGGCAAACTGGAACGGGATCAGGATCCCGGCCGCATCGTTGCGGGTGCGCCCGCGATAGATCGTGCCCGGTGCGCGCGTGATGCCGCCCTGCGGCAGGGGCAGAAAGCCCCGGCATCTGGACAGCCCCGACTGGAACCGCAGGTAATCAGACCGGCGATGCAGCAGCGGGTCGATCTCGCCCGATGAAAATGACCGCTGGGCGGGGGAGGTCCGGGTCACAGCCGCGCCTCCGTCGCCCAGTCACCCTGTTCGGCAAGCCCGTCATACCGGCCTTCCGATGCCGATCGGGCGTCCTCGCGCGAGGCTTCCTTCAGCGTGTTGCGCAGTTCGTCCTTCAGCTCCTGCATGCGCGCCTCGGTCACAGACCAGCGCGCGCCCAGCACCACGGCCAGGCGCAGGGAAACAGCGGCCTGGAAGGCAGCAGGGGTTTTCGTCTCGTCCGTGATCTCGCCGGTGTAGCGCACATAAAGCGGCGCGGTCACATTGGCGCGCAGTCCGTCGCGGTCGATCCGCCACTTGACCGAAGCGTCGCCCACTTCGCGGATCTTCACCACGTCGCCGGGAATGCCGAACAGATAGGGCAGGTCGGGATCGGGAACGGGATCACTTTCCAGCGTCGAGAGGATGCGCCGCGTCGATGCAAAGGACCAGTCGGTCTTCTCCAGGCAGAATTGCATGGCCAGCGGGTACTGTTCGCGCGCGGCTTCCGCTTCCTCGCTTTCGTCGCCCAGGCTGCTGATGGGGCTGCGGCCGATCAGGCGCATGGTCTGCGCCACGATTGCGGAATTGGCGGGGTTGAACTCCGGCATCGTGCTCTCCTGTCAGTGGCAAAGGGGGGCGAGGCCGCCCCCCTTCCTTGGCGTCTGGACGGGTCTCAGCCCCGCCAGCGATAGGCGATCTCGACTTTCATGCTGCCTGCGCCCGTCGCGTTGGCGATGGCATGGGCGTAAAGGTCGATCATGCCGCCCGGATCATCCGCCAGGCCAAGTGCCTGCCACAGAGGCTGGCCATGCTTGGCGTCAAAGCGCGCGATCGGGTTCACCACGTTGCCGGCCGATTTCAGGACCGAGACCAGCGCGGCCGGGTTGTCCGCCGTGCCGATGCGGATGTCCGCAAAGCCCCAGTTCTGCACCTGGAAGCCGGTCAGGGCGTCCAGGACAGCGCAGGACGGCAGGCTTGCGATCTTGAATTTCGACCCCAGAAGGTCATCGGCGGCGTTGGTCAGGGTGGCGGTGACAAAGCGCAGAACGCCATTGGCCTTCGCGCTGTCGGGATCTGCGGACAGGATGTCCGACTTCTTGTTGG